ATAATCTTTAACAATTTACTTGTCTCGGATTTCTCATTTAAAAAGGAACCTGCATATTCTTGTGCAAACGCTTCATATAAACGACGACCAAAATCATTGTTGCGAGCACTATCAACGTCTTCTTTCAATTGCTTGATTTCAGATGTTAATGTTTTAGTAACTGCGTTTTCAACTACTTTAGCACTTTGTTTAATAAAGGCTTGTCTAATATCGTTAAATTTGGCTTTGGCTTCACGAACTAACTTAACTTTTGTTTCAGCTAGATCCTTCTTGTCAACTGCAAATTCATTGATTTCTTTTGCAAGAGCATGTACTACAAATTGCTCTAGCTTACCAAAATTCTCAGAAACTTTCTTACGGTCTCCTTGGAACTCGACTAATTCTTTGCCTAATTGCTTCATAACAAATCCTTCTAGTTTCTTAGCATCGCCAGCAATCTTTTGTTGATATGCTAGTTTTGCTTCTGCTAGAGCTTTTTTGTCATTATACAATTCGGCCATTTCTGCGGCCAATCGTTCGCTTAACATCTTGTCGATTGCTTCAACCATAACTGTTTTGTCATGGCTGTATTTTTGTGCAAATTCTTCTCGAAGTTCAGCGGTAACTTGGTCGCGATTCTCTTGAATTTTTGTAGTGAAGGCAGTCTCAACGGCGGATTTAACTTCTTCCGACATTACTCCTGACTCTACTAATTGTTTGAATGCGTCCAACATTTATTTCTCCTCGGGCTTATTTTAGACCTTTAATAATTTGTAGGAGTGATTCCTTCAAATATTTCTGGGCCTTTGGATCTTCTTTTACTTCTGTAGCAACTCTAAATGCGTTTAATCCACCACGAGCATTCATTAGGTGCTCATAAACCGGTGTAGGATACGCTCCAGGGGCGCTAGGCTGTGCAACTATATCAACAGTAATGATTTCGAAGTCTGATACTTTACCGCTCATGTCATCAACGTTACCGCTGCCACGTGAGCTGACGCCAAGTTTCACACCGGCTTCGAGCATAGTTCTAATTAAGTTGCCCATTGGTGTTGGTAAGATTTTAAACTTACCGTAACCGTTAGGACCTTCCATCCACATGTTTGTAATCATGTGGCTTACTCGGTCCAAATTTACTTTAAGATCATCTGGGTGATCAACTTCACCTAAGACAGAGTAACCATTCTGAATCTGATCATTAAGTGTTTTCACAGCACGTTCAATTTCGTCTACAGGGTAGACACGTTGATTAGCGTTGCGAATACCACCTTGAATGGCAATGCCCTTCAAGTGAAGATTCTTTCCATCCTTATCATCTGACTCTAAAACGATGCCAGACTGATCAAAACTTAGGTGCTCTCTTAGATATGAATGTTTCATCCAGGTTCTCTAATTATAGTTTCTTAAGAAACGTAGGGATCTTGGCAATACTGGTTTGACCAGCTTTGTCGCCTGTACCTGAACCTACTGGTCCTGGACCTGCGCCCTTCTTCTCGGCACCATGACCGCCAGCAACTTTGCTCAGTGTCTTAACGCCAGACTTCATACCGTCAACGTTGTGGATACCTTTGGCAAATTTTTCACCGGATTCAGGATTAATACCTTTGTTTACTTTACCAGGGCTTGTGCCCTTGTCAGTTCCGCCTTCTGTGTGGCTTTGTGCAAGATTTTTTGCTGTTGCACCACTTGTTGGCTTACCAGAACCACTGCTAACTGGACTACGACCTTCTACCGGAGCACCTTCTTTATCGCCTGTACCAGCACCTGCGTATTGGCCTTGAGCTTTTTGTGTGCTACCTTTATCCCAGTTTGTTCCAACTGTTTCGGTGTATTCACGTGTCATACGACGACCTTCTTGAAATCCCATCTTCATAGGCTCTTCTCCGCCCATGTCGTCCATTTCACCTTCTTCGTCATCAAATTCATCGCCACCCATCTCGCCACCTTGAGCAGCTTCTAGGTCAGCAAATGCTGCTTCTAGTTCTGCAATAGCGTTCTTGATGTCAAAAATAGCTTTGTCTTCACCACCTTCGGCTCCGGCATCACCCATGTCGTCCATGCCAACATCTGCGCCAAATTCGTCTGCGGCGTCTCCGCCCATGTCGCCTTCTTCGTCGTCGGCTTCCATGCTGTAACTGTCTTCAAGATCAATAGATTCATCTGCTTCTTCATCAGCGGACTCGTCCATTTCTTCTTCGTCTTCTTCAGCGGATTCGTCCATTTCTTCTTCATCGGATTCGTCGGCTGCTTCGTCCATTTCTTCTTCTTCTGCTTCTTCAGCAATTAAATTCTCATAGATATCTCTTGACTTTTCAACAACGATTTCATGGAATAGCTCATTAGCTTTATCCATTTCTTCATTGACGATTAAGTCTAATAGTTGTTCAAACTTTGTAGACATGCGTTTATCTCCTATATTAGTTTCGCGGCAAGGCTGTGTTGTTATTTAAACACTATTTGATAAAGGTGTACGAAATAGGCCAAAAAGCGTCAGTTTTTGACCGAAGAGGGCATAATTCAATATAATTTTGTCTAAAATATTTAATTTTTTACAAAAAATATTAAACTATATGTTTACATAGGAGCGTCTGCTGCCGGAGGTGGAGCATACATTTTTCTAACTAAAGCTAAATTTTCTCGTGTTTCAACTTCTCTTGCATCACTTGCTTTACGCAAATCATTCAACATACGTAGAGTTAATCTAGTCTTCCTAAGATCTTTGGACTTTAAAACGCTAGTATCATTGTCTGAGTCATAGCGATTATCGTCAGACATATCTGCCTGGTCCTTGTTAAAATAAATGAATTCTCTTAAAAACATGTCAGTATTTATGCAGGAGGTGGAGTTGCAGGGGCGCCGGCTTCTGGTGCTGCGCCCGTTCCATCTTCTCCGGGTAATGGTGCCGCTGTTGCTCCACCAATAGCGCTCATGTCAGATCCCATGCCGTTAGCAGTAATTCCAACACTTCGGAGTTCAGCATTAGCAGTTAATGAAACGTCTTCATCTACATTTTCTTCTTTCCACATAGTTTCGTTTTCTGCCATTTCTTCTGCACTTAGACCTAAGAAGCGTTTTAATGCAAAGCGTTTACTTAGGTGTGTAACTTCAGCTAGACTAGTGTATGTACTAACGCGAGCAGTATCCATTTCAGTTTGACGGTAACTGGCAAAATTTTGTGGGGGGCTAAATTTAACATCAAATATATTACTATCTACATTAATGCCTTTATTATGCAGATACAGTTTAAATTCTGTATCAAATTGTTCGTTCATTAAACTCTGTAGTCGTTCGCAGTACTTGTTAAATCTAAGTTCTTGAATGTAGGCTGTTCCAACTCTACCATCATTGAAGTTAGATCCTCCGTCGTCGGAACCAGTAGGTAGATAACTGCTAGGAATGCGTAAAGCCCTAAACAACTTATTAGTAAAATACTTAAGATCATCGATTTCTCCTAGGTTAGTGCCGCCGGGTAACACTTCAACTTTACTGCCGCGGCCTTCTGCTGTCTGTGGGAAAAAATAATCTTCGTTAATGCTTAAAGGGTTATATCCAGAATCAATTACAGTTTGTCCACCACCTGTTACACTTGGAATTCTACGTTGATTTACTTCATTTTTCACACGCTCAACAAAACTCATGGCCAAGTGACTTGGCATGTTACCAACGTCAATATAAAATACCCTACGTTCTGGAGCACGTTGTATACGATAGATAATGATAGCATCTTCAAGCAGTTCTTTCTGCTTGTAAACTTTGAAAATGCTTTCTAGTAAGCTAGTGCCAAACGGAAAATTGTTGTCTAATCCTTCGCTTAGACTAATATGTATAACATGTTTAGCATCAATGTTATATTGATTTTCTGTTTTAGAAAATCTATTTCCATTTAAATTTGTAGGGAATGCACCTGTCATGCCACGTGAGCCGCCTGCGCCGCCTTGGCCTGGAGCAAAACTACTGCCGTATTGACTGCCGCCACCAGTTGTATTACTGGGGCTAATAGCAGTAGTTGCAAGTGTTTCAAAGTTAGGATTAAAATCACGTATAACGTATTGTTCAGGTTTCTTTCCTTCGCTTTCATTAACGATAATGCGATCAACCTTCTGCGGATCTACGTACATCCAAGACTGCGTTTCAGGATCTCTTACAAAGAAAACATCTCCGTATTTGAATACATTGCGAACAACTTTAAAGATTCGTTTCTCAAATTTATTCAGCTTAGTCCATTGTTGCATGAACTTTCTAATAATTTTTACTTCTGTAGGTGTAGCTTGTTCTTTGAAGAAAACACGAAATGGTGTTCCGTTTTCTTCATTTAACTGGCTGCAAAATTCTGCAAGAATGTCTAATGCGGCATTAACTTCGCTGTCCGCATCCATAGTATCGTACTGCCCGTACCGTTCTAAACGATTTGGATGTCCAGAATATACATCTGGCAAATAGCTAGAATAATTTCGATGCGTAGGATTGGCACGATTATCTGAGTTAACAGAACCGTTAACCGGACTCATTGCACCCGATGTGTCAACTAATGTGAAGTATTTTTTCCAGCCAGCCATATTATTTTACTTTAAAATTTAAAAAGATCTCCGCTTAACCCTTTGGTAGCTTCCGCAGTATTTCTAGTTTGTTCTGCGGTTTCTTTCAGAAATCTCAGCATTTCTACTGTTTGTTTATTTAACGTTACTAGCTCGGTCTGTAAATTTTCAAAGTATTTGATCGGCGAGACTATCTCCGGGCCAGCTTCACCAACAAGTGCATTTGTTGGACTATCAACAATACCACCATCAGCCATGGGTTTTTTACCAGTTAGACCGCCCCAATTTTGATAAGCACCATAAGCGCCGCCAACTAATCCGCCTACTGCGCCGCCAATTACTGTACCTACTCCAGGAACAATACTGCCCATCATTGCACCCATACCAGCACCGGATAGTGCAGAGCTACCTATATCGAGTCCTGCGGCAGTTTTTTCGTTTCCGCTTTCTCGGGCTTTGTCTGCCGCATAATCTAATACCAGTCCGCCTGCTAGACTACCAATACCGCCTTTAGCTGCATTGGCTAGTTTACCTAGTTTACTTGCCTTGCCGCCGCCCTCAGTGCTTGGTTTAGTAGTGTCTGGTTTATTTTTATCTTTCTTGTCTAGTATATCTTCAGCGCCGGCGGCAGCGCCAACCATTCCTTTACCAACTATTCTAACCCACAATGCAGTTGCAGGTGAACTGCCAGGAACCATTCCTTTAGCTTTTGAAATTGCATCTGATGCTTTATCTTTGGCCATTGCCAGTTTTTCTGCTATTAGTTCTTTGCTTTTCCATAATACTAAAGCTGCAATACCTGCAACTAATAATTTTGCACCTAAATTTAATTCAGTAAAGCCTGTTATAAGAAATGCTAGTCCTTTAGACATAGTTGCTATCATTTCTGTAGCCCATTTAATAGCAGGACTTAATAAATCGTTAGTTGATTGCCCTATTTCTTTAAAGGCTTTATCAGTTTCAGCCATTACTGCTGCTTGAGACTTCTCCTGTTTTATTCTGTTTAGTCTTATTTCTTCTTGACGCTTGTCATAATCTTTTTCGTCAGCAATACCTTGTGTCCGTAACTTGTTTTCAGCACCGATAAGTCCATTCATTACCTGACCGTATTCTCCGCCCATGGTTGCAATAGCATCACCTGTTTGACCAAATTGCTGACTTGCTGCCTTGCCTGCTAACAGTGTTTTTCCGTATTCTGAGTTAACATCTTTCATGGTCTTGGTTTGATCCATGGCAGTTTTTGTCATTGCGTTAAAACCTGCTGCTACTCCAGGGGCTACACCTTGTAAAGTTTGAGCTGCTTTTGTAACAGGTGGAAGTCCTAATGCAGTTGACATTACTAAATCAGTTGCACCAGCAATACCGCTGGCTGCTGCTTTGTCATATGCTGCTTTAGTTTTTGCACGTTCAGCTTCGTCCATTGTAGAAAGTTTACGTTGGAATGCTTCGTTTTGTGCTGCCTTTTTACCTTCTTCTGCAAGTTTGTCTTTACTTACGCCTGTAAACTGAGTTAATGCATCTAGCTCAGTCATATACGCAGCAGTAGAGGCAGCAAGCGCCTGTGTATTCTGCATTTCTTGACGAGTTCTACCACCGGTGCTTGCAATGTAGGTTGCCATAGTACTGTTAATTTGCTCAGTACTGTATCCTAGCGCCATAAGATTTGTACCTATTTCACTGCTAATTAAATCTTTGCTTAGCCGTACAAATGCTCGAGTGCCGCCATCAACACTTCCGCCCATTCTTGCAAGTGCTTCTCCGTTTGATTTTACAAACGTTCCAAACTCAGTTAGACTCATGTAGGTGTTCAGTGCCGCTTGTCTAAGGTCAGTAAGGCTGCCTCCAAAATTTGCACCTACTTGTGTTATCTGCTGATACGTTTTTACGTTATCTTGTTGATATGTAGCTACTTTACCAAATAGTCCCATAACTACACCAAGTACGCCTGGAAGTCTTTCTAATGCACCAAACGCATCGCTGGCCTGTGCTGTACCCGCTAAAAGTTTATCAATTAATGGTGATAGAGAAGTACTTAATCTATCAAGTCCTTGTGCTGCACTAGTACCACCCGCTGCAACTTTATTAAATGCTCCTGCACTTTTTTCACCAGCTACGGCTGAATTTTTAAGACCGTCGTTGACTTTGGCCACTGTGGCCGGATCTATACCTGCCTTAGTACCAATGCTGTTGATATTCGCTTTGGCGTTTCCGCCTGTGACGGCGGCAAGTAGAAGTTTTAACGTAGCTTCTGTTGCCGCGTTATTCAGTTCTACGTATTCGTTGCCTATTGAGCCAGTTACGTCTGCCATTGTTTTTTATGAGTTATATGAGCACATAAATAAGAGTGTTAGTATTCATTGTTTATTTATCGGAGATTAAAACCATGGTCACATCAGTACCAAATATTCAGCCAAACCCGTTAGCTTCATTCATGAGGCAACCAAAAATCTATATTCGATTACCGAGTCAGGGCGAATTCTGGCCTGCTGGTTCACTGGCTGCTTCCGAAACAGGAGAATATCCAGTTTACTCAATGACTGCTAAAGATGAACTTATGTTAAAAGTTCCCGATGCCGTAATGAGCGGACAGGCAGTTGTTGATGTGATCCAACATTGTATACCTCATGTTAAAAATGCATGGAATGTTCCTAGCATTGATTTAGATGTTATTCTTATTGGTATTAGACTTGCAACCTACGGTGAAAAAATGGTTACACCTATTACATTAAACGATGAAGATGAGATGGAATATACAATAGATCTTCGAAATGTAATGGACAGTTTAATGGCCAACATTACCTGGGATCCAGTTGTTCCAATTAACGAAGATTTAACTGTATATGTTCGTCCTATGGACTATAAACGAATTAGTACCAGTGCAGTAAGTACATTTGAAACACAAAAAATGTTACAGATTGCCAACAACAATACAGCCAGTGATGAAGAAAAGATACGGGCATTTAAAGAAAGTTTTAACAAATTAAGTGAAGTAACCATTGGAATAGTCGAACATAGCATATTTAGAATTGATTCAAGTCAAGGACCCACTGACAATCCTAAACATATTAAAGAGTTTATTGAAAATGTTGACAAAGACATTTTTAACGTAATTCAAAATCATCTTGATCGATTAAAAGATATTAATGCAATTAAACCAATACAGGTTCCAGTTACTGAAGCAATGCGAGCTAGGGGTATTACTACAGAATTTATCGAAGTTCCACTAGTGTTTGATCCATCAACTTTTTTCGTATGAGGCTTTTGTATCTCGACTTTGATGGAATAAACAAAGTTGTAAGAGATTATGAAAATGATACAAAAGCCATGCGCGAAGAATTGTTTAGACTAACTTGGTATATGCGAGGTGGACTATCATTCTCTGAAGCATTTTTATTAACGCCTGAAGATAGAACTTGTATTACAAATATTATTGAAGACAATCTTAAGGCTACTAAAGATTCAGGATTACCGTTCTTTTAAATCATCATTCCTAAAAAGTTGCTCTTAAATTCTGCAACTATTTTCTTCTTCTTAAGTTTCTTTTTCTTTTCTTCAGATTCTCTAATGCCTGCTCGCTCAGCAGCTTTGATAGCCAATTTATCTTCTGGAGATTGTTGGAATCCTGGTTTAGCACGGGCAGCATCTGCGGCTGCTTTAATGGCAGCATCTTGTTGTGCTTTAGCCGCATTAGCTTGTTTTGTTTTTTCTATGTCAGCATTACGTTGGTCAGCATCTGCTTGATTTTTTGCTAATTTATCAGCGGCAGCTTTTGCAGGATCGTATATAGATCCTTGTGGCTCTGTTGCCGGTGCTGCACCTGGTGCTGCCGGAGGTGTTGCTCCGCCTGCTGCCGGAGGTGTACCTGGTGCTGCTGGAGGTGTTGCTCCGCCTGCTGCCGGAGGTGTACCTGGTGCTGCGCCTGGTTTACCAGCTGCTGGTTTGTCTGCTGCTGGCTCAGGGGCATTAATACTCTTTTCTAACTCGCCTGCTAGCTGTTGCTTAGTAGGTTTATCTAACTTATCAATAGCCTGCATTATACTTCCTATATCACCTGCCGGTGCAGATGCAGTTGGTGCTTCAGGTGCTGCGCCCGTTGCAGGTGCTTCAGGTGCCGCGCCTGCACCAGGTTGAGCAACATATGGGCGCCCAGTGTCGCCGCCTCCCGCTGGTGTTGCGTAAGTACTTGGTGGCGTAGCCGGTTCTGCTCCGCCTGCTGCCGGAGGTGTACCACCTGCTGGAGGTGTACCGGGTGCTGCCGGTGCAGCACCGGTAGCCGGATCCCACGATGCTTTAGCATCAGAGTATCCTTTTTTAGCATCAGCCCATGCATTTTTTATCCCACGGCCTGCGGCACCTACTGCTCCTGCAACGTTACCGGCAGCTTTTCCTAAGAAGGAACCAACTCCTTCGTTTAAACATTGCTTATGATATGAATTAATTAAATTAACAGCAAAAGATTCATCTAGTGCTTTTGCTCTTGATAGTCCTAAATCCTGGACTGTGATTACATACCCTAGATTTAAAAGGTGCTGCTGAGATTTTATTTTTCTTGGTAGTCTACTAGCAACACTTTCATAATATGGTGTTTTTGTTTTTGTTGCTACGAGTTGAGAAATTTTCATATGAGTTCCTATTATTTCTTAAGATATGCTAATACTTGCTGTTGAGCTTTAGGGTCTAGTTTCAATATCTGATCAAGCATGTCTTTGATATTTACCGGTTCTGCACCCATTGTTGGTTGAACTTTGCCTGCTGGTGCTGGCAGTGACATATCAGTAAAAGTCTTAGATATTACTGCTGGATCCACACCTGCACTTTGTAATATCTTAGCAACTTCATCGCTGTCTGTCGGACTGCCTGCTTTCGCCCATGCTTTTTGTAATGTACTAGCATCTACTTTATTGCCTGTAATACCAAACAGTTCGTTAAGTTGTTTATTATTTAGAGATTCTTTTACTGGTGCAGGTGGTTGTTGATTAGTTGCCGCACTGGCTACACCACCTGCAACTGCTGCGCCTACTTGTTGTAACTGAGTAACTAACGCAATACTTGATTTGGCGGCGTCTTTAGCGGCTATGGCAATTTCTCTAGTTTTACCAATCATTTCTTGATATTCAGGGCTAGAAACTTTTGCCATCATTTCTGCAAACTTATTGACTGCATTAGGATCAACTACTCCGCCTGACCCGAACTTTGGCATTAATGAATCAAATGCATTTTTTAACGCTGATGTTTCTGGTTCCTTAGTAACGGCATTGAATATAGCACCGTTATAATCCATATCATGTCTCATGATCTTCATGCCTCTTAAATCTGCAATAATATCAGACTTTAATCCTGCCTTAACCATGTCTCCAATTTTAGCTGCTCCACCTGCGGCTAAGCCTGCAATGGCACCTGTAGTAGCACCACGACCGATAGCAGTTGATGCTTTTTGACCTTGTAGTAACCGGTCAGCAATGTTTAAAATGCCTACTGCAATACCAGTGCCTGTTCCTATTGCTAATGCTCCGGCAGCTACTCCTCCTGCTGCCGCTACACCTAATGCGGCTGCGGCTGAACCTGCAATGGCCAACAAGAATTTATGTAGGTTAGGATTGCTCTTAGCAAACTCTCCGTATTTGGCCAGCTGAGCCGCTAGCTTGGGATTCTTTGCAGCAATAGATGTTTTAATTTCTTCAAACTTTTGATCAAATGCTTGAACAGGAGCACTACTTTGTAGCATACCTCCAAATTTATTAAACCACACATCACCTATCTTATCCTTGGCAGCACCAGCAGCATCGCCCACTTTACCTAGCATACTTCTGCCGGCACCAGTTTCTATGCTTTTAAACAGTTGTTGAATCTGGTCAGGTTGTAACGCAACCTCACATAGTAAAGGGTGAATCTCTCTTTCCCAAGTAGTAAAATATTGATCGCCGTGACCTATACTTTCAAATATAGATTTCTTAGGAGAATTTTCTATTTGTCTTAATCTAGCAGATAATTGGTGCATGTCCATAACAATATCCTGAATGTATTTGTTATTTATAATGAGCTTACGCTCATTTGCTCTTTCGTTTACACTCAGAGCAATTACTCCGTCGAAGACGAAATAATATTATTCAGATTGTTCAGTCACACTTTGCCCTGACCGGGCAAAGAAAACATTATTCGAGTTGAACATATGTCACTTAGTGTTACTGCATTACAGTGGCGGTTGGCCTGTACCACGAGCAGTGTCTTATTCCAGCGGCGGTAAACAAATATACACTAACATACTTGCTTACGTAGGGCGTCTCTAGCCCTTCATTTTGCCTAAATTCTTGTTTCAAATAACCAAACCGCGGCGAATTTGCGATCCTCGTCCTGTAAAGGATAGTGGTTAAGTGCTTGCTTCAGCGGCAAGACTGCGGATTCCTGCGACCCTAGGTCCAGGTTTCTTCTGTTCGGCACACGATATTAGCCTGTGCGAGCTTAAACTGAATTAAATTTTGGATTTAATGTGAGAGCCATGGACACGGACAGAAATTTGTCCGTTATAGTATTCATCGGATTCTAATACTTTGCGGTCGAATTGTTCGCGGGCCTCAATGTAAGATGTTTCTGCTTTGCTTTTACAGTAGTGCAATATTTCTCTTGTGAAATTTTCTTTGCCAAATAACTCAACGTCTTTGTTAAGTTCTATATTTGAGCCATAATATTCTTGCCAGTCGCTGTCAATTTTGCTTCTGATCTTCTTTTTCTTCTTTGTGCCGTTCTTTAACTTTACAGTTTTGTAGGTCGTTTTACTAAATTTTGCTAACTTTTTGCCTATGTAGAGTCTGCCAGAAGTATTGCATGAGATAAGATAAACAAATCCCACACAATCTTCAGGCAGTTCTGTAACTATAGAACCTTTATGGTACCAAGTCATTGATTACTTTGCTGTCTTAGCTTCCTTGCGAGCATTCTTTTCTTCTGTGATCTCATTGCGTCTTGCTTTTACTAGCTTACTTAACTCTGCTAGAGCCTTGCGACTACGAGTTCCGGCTGCGCTGTTACCACCTGAAAATTTTGCATCTTCTGCTAAAAATTCTGCAAATTGTGTTTGTAATTGTTCGTTAATTGTTGTCATTTTGTTTTTCCTTTTTTGGTTTTCTTGGCATTGGCTTTGTTCTTTTTGGCCTTGCTTTTTCTTCTCTTTGCAGTTTTTTCTCTGCTTTTAAGTTTGCTACATGTTCTTTGTACACTAGTAGTCCTTGCCTTTTTAATTCTTTAGCAAATCCTTCTACTGCTCTAAGGTGTTTTCTAGTAGCAAGCCCTGGTTCTCTGCCTCTCGTTCTAACAAACAATAGTGTTTCGTTATGAAGTCCGGCAAATGCACTAACAAGTTGAGAGTACAACTCCTTGTATTTGTTTATCTGATCATTCGACATAGTCAACATCGTTTGAGTAGCTGGTAAATCCATTTTCTTTGATAACTCTTAGAACATTGTTTACGCGACCAACTAGTTCATCCTTGTGTGATATTAAGTATATATTCTTATTTCTCTCCCTGGCCATTTTTTTCAAGACCGCTAGAGCAGATTCTACTCCTGCGGCATCCATGCCAGCATCTACTAGTTCGTCAATAAACAACAAATTGATACTTTGATATAAGCCTTCCCAAACATCTCTAAATGCAAAGCTCATACTTAGAATTAACCTGTTACGTTCTCCACGTGATAAGTTATCAAAATCTAAATCTTGTCCTAGCTGGGTTATCTCAACTGTAAGATCATTTTGAAAAACCACACGATGTGGAAGTCCTAGCTTGTCAATGTAATAGCTTAGGCGCTTGTTTAGATACAATAAGTTTTGATCAATAATCTTCTTACGGATAAAACTATCTTTATTTGTTAACAACTTGTGAAGAAATTCTTGATGATCTTTAAGTTTTATTAGTTCGTTAACAACTTCCCAATTAATTTCTTGAATAGCAGTACGATTTAATTCTTGAATCTGTTCCTCATAGGGATTTTGTTCATCAATTTTTAGAGTTAGGCTATTCTCGAGGCTAGTTAAATTGTTTTTATGTCCAAGTGCTTCTGCTTCTGCATCATAAAATGTTCTAGGCATAGGTGATGTATCATCGTTTCCTATCTCATCTACAATCTTTTTTAAGTCATGTGACACTTTGTCAAAATACTTTATGGATTCCCCAAGATGTTGGGTTGCAGTTTTGGTCATTTCTTCATGTTTATGATCATGTAACTCTTGTTCACAAGCATGACATGTTTTATTCCCTAGAGATTCTAATTCTTTTGCGTACTTCTTAACGGTTCTCTCAGCCTGACCTACAGCAGATTCTAATGTGGCCTTTTGTTTGTTTAAGTTTTGTACCTTAGTATTGTGTTCATTCCAATGTTTGAGTTGGACATGTGCTAGTAACTCCACCTCAATATCAACATTTTCAAGTCGCATCATTGCACGACCTAAGTTTTCAATGTCTGATTCTTTCTTAGATTCCCAAGCTGCACTCTTAATTTTTAAACTATCAATGCTTTTTTGTACATTTCCATTGGCAGTCTTGACAGCTTCAATCCTAACTGTTTCAATTTGAATAGCATCTTTATTTTCTTTAACTTGTAATTTTAATACTTCTGCTTTTTCAGAGAGTAAAGTAATGCCTAACAGTTGTTCAATAACTTCACGTTGTTCTGCAGCCTTCATTGACAAGAACGGTTCAGTATATGTATTAAGTGCCACTAGGTGTTTAAACATAGTGTGTGACATACCTAGCATCTGTTCAATAGCTTTTTGTGTTTCTCTGCTATCTCCTTGAGCTTCGTCTTCGCCCTTATCCTCTGTCTTTAATTCTTGATCATTGACATAGAGTTTTAATATATTAGGTTTACGACCACGTTCGATCTTGTACTTTACTGCATTTTTTTCAAACTCAACAGTTACTAACATGCCTTTGCCGTTAGTCTTGTTAATTAAGTTTTCTTTTTTAATATTAGTTAATGCCTGACCGTACAATGCATAACTCAATGCATTGATCATAGTAGTCTTACCTGTGCCGTTGCGTGACCCTGTATCATCTCCACCTAGATCTAAATTAGATCCTAGTACCAACGTGAGGTGCTCTTTGTCAAAATCAACGGCCTGTGTTTGATTTCCTACCGATAGGAAATTCTTCACAGTGATATTCTTTATTTTAAAACTCATAGATTGTTATAGATATTCAGTAATACAGCTTTGTCAAACTGTTCGGATTCAATATTGATTAACTGTTCGGACACAATTTGATCTACACTTTCAAATTTTTGATCTGGATTGTCGTCAATTGTACCGTCTAGTGTGGTCTTGTCCTGTATAAGACTAATTTCTCGAATGTCATACTCGTTAGTAAACGTTTCTTTAATGAAGTTTGCTTCCTCGTAACTAATATCGATGTCAAGATTAACTTTAAAATGCATCTTGGACTTCATAACTTCGTCTTTGCGATCTAACAAATCACTAAGTTTGATGTTTCTATACTTAGGGCAATCTGGCCAGTTGCGATAATCGGGCTCCCCACCCCATTCTAGTATCATCATTCCTCTATCGTCATCCCACACGTCTGCAAAATTATGTGGAAATGCATTACCAATGTAGTGTACATTGCCTTTGTTTTGTCTTTTATGGAAGTGACCGCTGAATACATACTCAGGTTTACCAAAGTCTGAAGCTTTGAGTTCACCGTGATCCGGCATTTGCACCATTGCATTCATATAGAATAGGGGCAGTTCAAAGTGTCCAAATACATATTTGCTGGTAAGCTGGTTCATTGATTTCCACTCATCGCCCACTAGCCACGGAACAAGCGTGACTTCACCAATGGTTGTTACACCTTCGACAACGGTTACACCGGGGACATGTCGTCCGAACGCAGAGCTATGGATGTCACGTTTGTCTTTATAGAACAAATCGTGATTACCTGGAAACCAAAAGAACTGCTCAAAGGCAGCACCTAGTTTTTCTAAACACCTTAAACTGGTATCTAATGTAATTAGATTAAGACTGTTACGGTTATGACTCCAGTCTCCAAGAAAGATTGCTGTTTCACAACCTTCTTTCTGGGCTTCTGCAATAAACCAGTCAACGAATTCTTCACAGTCTTTAAGATGCGTTCCCGAATTTGATTTTAATCCAAAGTGTATGTCTGTAAAACATGCTACCTTTTTAAACAAGGTCATATATTATTATCTCCTACTGACAGTGTACACTTTTTAACAAACAAAGTCAAACATCAGTCTCTTCAGATTCTTCCAAGTTGTCTTCCTCACTCTTGGGCATACGGAAGTTTTTGTATAGTTCTGCTTGTCGAGCATTTTCTTCTGCATATTCTTGTTGATTTTGTCGTGTTAAACTAGGAGTTAGTCCATGTGACTCTAGCATATCATCTCGAATGTTTTGGTTCTTTTTTTCAATGTTGAGAACCCTAGTAAAGCTGTTGGTTACGGCTGCGGTGTAATACGCAAACGGGTTTTCTGATTTGGACTCGTCAAACTGTAATCCAATCTGAGACAACTGAAGAACTGCTTGGCCCCGCATTTCTTCAACGTAGGTATATCCCCGCCAGTTGCTACGCTGTGCATATCGTTCGCTTAGTTTGATATACATTTTGCCTAAATTTTCAGTAATCCTGCCATGCTCTTTACTAAATTTGCCAGTATCTACTAGACCTTTCCAATGACTCTTACCTACACAAATTAGCTCATCATTTTCATTAAACTTCCAGTGTTGGTAAGGAGGAAAGTTTACTTTTTCGTGCCCGTCTGCTGTACTTTTAACAGTCTTCTTACGTCCAGGTGCTAACGGAATATGATCAAACGTCATGATCCTAAACACAACATCAACTTTGGCTATTGTTTTATAATCTGGAGTACATTCAATTAGTTTAACTTTTTTATCCCCACTGGCCCTTGCCAGTGCAAATGTTGCAATTCCGATACGTTTTGCTTTAGCCCGCTTGGCATCTGCAATTGTCCTAATATTAATTTTATCAAGATTGGACAAAATTATATCATGTTGGCTATACTCCGGACTGGTAAAACTTGAAAATGAACTCTTACTTCTATGAATTTCTGCCAGTAGATCTCTATTGTTTAAGTACTTTACTTTTCTGCCTGACGGAATGATACCTGTAGGAACAGGGGTTGGTGTAATGGTCATATTGTTGTTATTATCCTTATTAAGACATTATAGCATTGTAGAAATGGTAATGTCAACCATTATACGAGCGTTTTATTTATTGGTTAAATATACTACACGAGGAATTATAGAATGGCTACTGAATACGATCAACTTAGCAGTGATAGAAGAACAGAAATTGTAAGAAAGCGTTCCCCACGATTGGGTGCTTCTACTTTTGGAGAAAGAGTTGTTCCAGGAGTACCCGAGGGTGCAGAACCAGAAAAACCAGAAAAGCTGGAGGTAGAGTTTCAAGATATTAAAGGCAACCTATCAAAAGATGACACCCGAGTTAAAATATTAGTTCCTCCAAAATACATTACTAAATTTCTTAAAGGACCAAATGATGAGATTGCTAATATTGGAGGAATATTATTTCCGTATACTCCGAGTGTTAGTTATGAAGCTAAGGCCGAATACGCCGAATCAAAACCTTTACATTCGAACTTTTCTACTAACTTCTATCAAAGAAGTAATATAGGTAATATTTCAATTAGCGGAAAATTTTCTGTAGAAAACGCAGACGATGCTGTAATATATCTATCAACTATGCATCTTTTAAAATCTTTAACAAGAATGAGGTTCGGTGGTGATCTAGATGCAGGCGCCCCACCCCCTGTTTGCAGATTATATGCCGGTGGTGAAGCAATGTTGCACAATGTTCCCGTAGCAATTACAAGTTATAGAATAGAGATGCCCGACAGTGTAGACTATTTTACAATTTCTAATCATATAGATTTTGGTACAACCGCAGTTCCTGTAGTATCTACTATTGCAATTACCTGTGTGCCTATGTATAGCAGAGCTGAAATGCAGAAATTTTCTGTAGCTAGCTATAATGATGGTGCCTTTTGGAAACAAGGATATATTTAATGACTATGTACGCTAAAACAAGTCCTTATTATAATTCGTCAATGGTTAATAATTACCTTGATGTTATTAATTTTAGAGACATACCCAACGAAAGAGATGATATCTTGTTTGAATTGACTGCTACCTATGAACATCGTCCTGACTTGCTGGCCTATGATTTATATAAAGATCACAAACTGTGGTGGGTGTTCGCCGTCAGAAATAGATCAGTTATCAAAGATCCGGTATTTGATATGGTAGCCGGTGTCAAAATTTATTTGCCCAAAGCATCTACTCTACAAAGAGTGATAGGATAATTGTATGGCTGCAAATGAAGCTGAAAGAAAAACTGACACAGCTAAAACTAATCCAGACGGCGAAGCCAAGGCAGACGTTAATGCAAAACCTCAAGTTGTTCAATCTGCTGAAGCAAACATTTTAAATTCCTACAGATCTATTACATATAGTTTTACTCTTGCTGGATTGAAAAAAGGATACTTAACAGATCCTAAAAAATACAGAGAAAGTGAATTAGATCTAGTGGTAATAAAATCTGGAGGCAAGGGAAATTCTAAAATGACTGTCTCTGCCAATATGGGAAATTCAGGAGAAGTTTCTCGGCAGGCCCGCGCTGATTTTGCTGCACAGGACCCTAGACGAGTAGATCTTACTCCTGAACAAAAGAATGTTCCTTTACGAGACTACGGCTCCGAATTAATAAATGGGTTTAACACAGAAAGTCCTGGGCGATTTGATATGTTTCTTGAAAATGTAGAAGTTGATACAATAATGGCGTTTACTAATGCCGGCGGAACTACATTACCAACTCAAATTAAATTTGAAGTTATTGAACCCTACAGTATTAACGGATTTATTGAAGCACTCCATGTTGCAGCTATTGCCGCCGGATATCCTTCTTACCTGCAGGCTAGTTTTGTTCTAAAATTAGAATTTTGGGGTTATCCTGATGAGGGCGAATTTTCAGAACCAATAAAAATTCCCAAGTCTGAAAGATTCTTTCCTTTAGGACTTACCGGTATGGAGGTTGATATTACTGAAAGGGGAACTAGATATAGATGTAGTGCAGTTCCATTTAATGAACGTGCGTTTGGGGAACCAAACGTTGTTAAAAAACCTATACAGATGTCGGGGATTACTGTTAAAGATATTTTGTTAGACTTGGTTAAAAATGTCAATGAACAGGTTGCACTTTCTGAGAAAGACGGTAAAACAGAATCACTAGGTAATAAGCACGACACCTACAGTATAAAGTTTCCAAGTTGGGTAGACGGTGAAGGTTGGAAAGACACTCCTGATAATAAAATTGGACTTTCAAAGTTAGTTGAAATCTTAAAAGACAATGCACTATATAAGATGGTTGATCCAGCCACTACTGAAAAAGCCACAGCATATAAAGCAGCCGGAACACAACAACCTACCGCTGCTCAACAAGCTAAAGAGCCTGAAGCAGTTAAGTATACTCCTGGAAAAACTGTAGTTCAGTTTGCTGAAGGAATGAATATACATGAGGCTATATCTTCTGTTATTCGTGACAGCGAATTTGCTAGGGACATTTTAAAAAACGTAAAGTTAAGTATTGACGATTTTGGAATGATGGAATATTTTATGGTCAAAATGGAAGTTACTAATCTTGATATAATTAATGAATCATCAAAAAAACCATTTCAAAATTTTGAATATGTTGTTACACCTTACAAGGTGCATTACACACGTATTCCTACCTATGGTCAAGAACAGATAGATGATAAAAAATTAAAAAAATTAAGCCTAAGAGAATACAATTACATCTATACCGGCAAGAATATAGACATTATAAATTTTAAACTCAATTTTAATACATTATTTTTTGAAGCTGTACCTGCGGCTATGGGTAATAACGATATACCGGCTGCCAAAACTGGCGCCGCACCTAATAATGCAGTTGATACGAAACAAAATCCGTCAAATTCAGAATCAACAGAAAACCAACAACTCCCTAGTCCGCCTACTAAAGTTGAAACAAGCTCTGTTCAAAGCACCGGCGGCAATGCCGGTCAACCGCTAAATGATTCATATGGTATACTAGCAAAGAAGATGCACGACGCTATCATTAATTCTAAAGCTAGTATGATTGTTGGTGAAATAGAATTATTAGGTGATCCTTTTTATATTGCCACCGGCGGCGTAGGCAATTATGTTTCTAGTCCCGACGGGCGAGGAAAAACTAAAGACGGAGAAGCCGACCACATTTATAGCGAAGTATTGATTACGATAAATTTTCGTAACCCAATAGATATTAATCCGGACACAGGCATGATGTACTTTGATCCTAAGTTAATTCCATTTAGCGGAGTCTACAAAGTTAACCAAGCAACTAGTACTTTCAAAGACGGCACATTTAAACAGCGTTTACAAATTTTAAGGTTACCTGGACAAATATTAGATCAGGACATTGCTCCTAGTGACCCGGCCGATAGAATGATCACTACCCCGTCGGTTGTTGATCGTGTTATTCCGGATACTACTAGAGCAGAAAATCCAAGTCGACGATTAGATTCAAGTACAGCAATGGAACAACTTAATAGGGGCTTGCCAAGTCCCGGCTTACCTGGTGAGTTAAGTAACTTTACTGCGGCCACAGGAGGCCTTGGCGGATCTACAGCCGGAATGTTAATGCAAACCCCTGGCAGTGTATTAAGATCCGGGGTACTATCAGCAGGTTCTTCTATAATAGGGCAACCTTTGCCTATTGATATATCTTCTAATATTAGATTAAATTCGTCTGGCCTCGGAGCTATAAATCAAACAGGATTAGGTTCTGCTGCTTTAATTGCCGTGGCCGCAAACGTGTTAACAGGTAACATTCCGGTACCCCGAGCACTGGGTGCTGTTGCTACGGCAATTGGCGGTATAGCTATTGCATCTGTTCTTAACAAACCAAACATAGGGTCTGGTATAGGAGAAGGTGCCACAATTAAACTGCCAGGTGTAGTCACAGATCCTACAGCATTAGATGTTAAGTTTGGTTCTACAATTGATCCAACTAGGCTAGCCAACGGATCAGTCAACAGTATACTTGGCGGAACAAAAGAATTAGGAGTAGCCGCTGTTGGAATAATTAGTAGTTTAGGAACTAAAATTTCTCCCTTTGTTAACGACATTGGCAGCAAGATTGCAGCATTTAACGGATCTACTGCTGACCCCAACGCAATTGGTGCTCGGGCAGGACTGGACGTTTCACAACTGTCTGGTTTAAGTAGGCAATACCAAAGTAAATCTTTAAATCAAATTGCAAGTTTTGGAAATAATACACCCGAAGGAGTTAATCTTTCTCAGGCTGCAGACGCCGGTGTTGTATTAGATTATATTTCTCCAAGCAAGATTAAAAATATTCCTCCTACCATGCCTTATTCAACTGCACCTGCACCTGGAGTAGACATTGCTTATGTCAACGAAGTTGCTGCTAAAGGAGGCGCTACTGCCGTGGCAAACTTATACGGAGTTAGTGATATTAAAAGTATATCAGGTAATCTTTTACCAGCTGGGGTAGTTGCATCTGCGCTGGCTAATATACCTACATCGCAGGTTAACCCATTTTCTAATATTACTGGGCAGTTTAATGCAGTGGATGTTAATTCTATAAAAGACAAAGCTGTATCTGGCCAATCTCAACTATCTGGATTAACTGGATCTGTTCCTATCCTAGATAAAAATTTAATAGGATCAGTTAGTGCTAAATTTGGAAGTAGCGCATCTGCTAGTCCACTAAACAAATTAATAAACGGAACCTTTAACATAGGATAATATATGGGATTTGAAACAAGAAAACGTGCCCCACTACCTAATCCGGGCCCCTTCCTTGCAGAAGTAACAAACCATCTTGATCCAACTTATATGGGCGGACTTGAAGTTGCTTTAATTAAAGGTATGCCTAGCTCTACAAAGATTCAAGGCGAAACTTATGTAGTTCGTTACCTAAGTCCTTTTGCAGGCAATACTTCTATTAGGCACGAAGGAACTAACAGCAGCGATTTTAATGATGTACAAAAGAGCTACGGTTTTTGGGCAGTACCTCCAGACGTTGGAACCACAGTTATGGTTATCTTTATTGACGGAGATCCTAATCAAGGTTATTGGATGGGATGTGTAGCTGATGTATTTCAAAATCATATGGTGCCTGGTATTGCCGCCAGCAAACAAGTTGCGGTCACAAAAGAACAGCGTAGAAAATACGGCACAGATTATTTGCCCGTTGCAGAATTTCACAAAAGCTCTAAGAAGTTAGAAAACCCTAACGTAGAAAGATTTGCTAAACCAGTACATCCTTTTGCAGATAGATTGGTACAGCAAGGATTGTTGTTAGACACAGCTCGCGGCGTTACTTCTAGTAGTGCAAGGCGAGAAGTACCTAGCGGAGTGTTTGGTATTAGCACCCCTGGCCCGCTTGATGATAGTGCTGGTGCTAAACGAGGTAAGTTGGGTTACGAAGGAAATGCACAAGCACCTGTTAGTAGACTTGGCGGCAGTAGTTTTGTCATGGATGACGGAGATGTCAACGGACAGAATGAACTGATTAGACTTAGAACAAGAACAGGTCATCAAATCTTAATGCACAATAGTCAAGACTTAATCTACATTGCTAACAGTAAAGGCACCGCATGGATTGAAATGACCAGTAATGGTAAGATTGATATCTACGCCGCAGACAGTGTTAGTATTCATACTGAAGCAGATTTTAACTTCCGTGCCGATCGAGATGTTAATATAGAAGCAGGCCGCAACATTCAGATGCGAGCAGGTAAAAATATGGAAACTAACATTACAGGATACAATTATCTTGTAGTTGATGGCGACCAAAAAATTGCCGTTAGAGGAAAGCACGACGAAACAATTGGTAGTTTGGTAAGTATTACAGCAGGACTTGGGTATGACGTTGAATCCGGCGGCGAAATTAATTTCTCTGCTGAGGGAGCAGTAAGCCTTGCTGGTGAAGGCAATATCAATCTAGGTACAGCCGGAGTGCTTAATTTAGGTGCTAATGGAAATGTATTAATTTCTGGATCAAATGTACATTTAAATGGTCCAGCAGCCGGAGCCCCAAACATTGCAACGTCTGCAGAAGTTCCTCCAGATTTGCCACTGTTTAGTCTACCGGATAAACAAGTTAGCTACGGATGGAGCGATGGTAAGTTTTATAATACTGGAACTATTAAAACTATCATGCAACGTGTGCCAACACACGAACCTTGGCCGCAACATGAAAACATTAATCCTACTAAAGTTAGTTCTACTGCTACAGACGTTACTCTTGCAAACGCACCTGGATCTGCACGTGTCGCTGCTGGCGTTCCCCCTAATCCTGCTGCTGGCAAACAAGAGCCTGCTAATCCACCTGAAGTTGTTCCTGGAACTTGTACTCCTGAATTTTCTAAAGATATTAACGCTAGTTCCGCCGCCCCAGGTATTGCTGCCCTCAAAGCCGCCTGCGCCAAATATGGAATAACAAGTCCTTATGCAGTAGCTTCTTTGTTAGGTATTGCAGGCGGCGAATGTCGTTGGAAGTTAGTTGAAGAAGGATTTAATTACTCTGCAGACAGACTATTACAAGTGTTTCCTAGTGTGTTTAAAGGTGATAAAGCACTTGCCCAACAATATGCAGGCAACCCTAATAACAGTTTGCCTGAATTCTTGTACGGATACCAAACTGCTAAAGGTAAAGGTTTAGGTAATACTCAGCCAGGTGACGGCGGCAACTTTATAGGCCGAGGTTACATTCAGTTAACCGGCCGCGCCAACTATAAACGTTACGGTAATATGGTGAACAAAGATTTACTTAACAACCCTAAATTGTTAAGCGATCCTGCTATATCAGCTGAAGTTAGTGTCAAATACATGCTTGATAGATGTAAGGTTGCACAAACAGATCCTAACTATTTTGAAGCGGCTTGCAAGTCTATTGGCTTTAATACGCCAGATATCAAAGCCAAGAAGAAGGGTTATTATGAATGCTTTTTAGGACAGCTACAGGGTAAATTAGTAGGTACAGGCAGTGGCGGCATCCTCAGTGACAGCAGTGGCAACCCTATAAAAACCGGCTCTTAAAATAATAATAAATATACCATGCCCTATAAGAATTTAGAAATTAATGTTACGAATTATAATAGTCAACATACTAACAAGCTGACTCACTATTATAAGGGTTTTAGCACAACTAATCCCGACAACAGAGGATCTAAACTCTACGACTTTGATTTGATTAAACAAAATATTCTTAATCATTTCAACACAAGAAAAGGACAACGAGTAATGAATCCCACCTTTGGTACTATTATTTGGGATATACTTATGGAACCGTTGACACCGCAGATCAGGAATGTATTAACTAAAGATATTGAGACTATATGTAACACTGATCCTAGAGTATATCCTACACAAATACAAGTTAACGAATACGAGCAAGGATATCTAATAGATATTGTTCTTGTGATGAAAAATACCGACCAATCGTCAGCATTAAAATTAGTGTTTGATCAGAAAGTTGGTCTAGTACTACAATAATATGCGCGGTTAATTTTTACAATAAATATGGTATCTAGAAAAGAATATGATTCCTTCAACTAACTCTCAACTACTGGTCGGCGAAGATTGGAAAAAAGTTTACCAATCTTTCCGAAATGCTGACTTTAAAAGCTACGACTTTGAAACACTAAGACGTACAATGATTTCCTATCTTCAGGAAAATTATCCAGAAGATTTTAACGATTTTATTGACAGTAGTGAGTATATTGCTCTAATTGACCTTATTGCGTATCTAGGTCAAAATCTAAGTTTCCGTGTTGATTTAAATGCTCGAGAAAACTTTTTAGAAACTGCTCAACGTCGTGACAGTATTCTACGTTTGGCACAATTAATTAGCTATCGTCCTAAGCGCAACACACCTGCAAACGGCTTTTTAAAAGTTACAGCTATTTCTACAACTGACAGCGTCATTGATTCTAACGGAAACAATTTAGCCAATACTACCATCGGATGGAATGATGCTACTAATTCTAATTGGTACCAACAATTCATTAACATTATGAATTCTGCAATGAGTTCTGATTTTGGAAATCCGGCTGACAGAGAAACATTAGACGGTATTTTAACAGAGCAATATTATTTTAACGGCGCAACAACTGATGTTCCATTGTTTAGCTATAATAAAAACATTGACGGAGTATCAATGGGATTTGAAGTAGCACCATGTACGTTTATTGGTAAAACATTTGTATATGAAGCTGCACCCGAACCTGCTAACAAATTTAGTTTTGTTTATAAAAATGATAATCAAGGATCGGGTAGCGCAGATACCGGATTCTTTACTATGTTTAAACAGGGATCATTGAGTATGGTTCAGTTTACACTTGATAATCCGGTACCTAACGAAATTGTAGGAATCAATACTCCTGATATTAACGATACAGATGTGTGGTTATGGCAGCTAGATAAAGATGGTAATTTTGCTACATTGTGGACAGATGTTCCTACAATTAACAACAGTAACAACGTTATCTACAATAGTCTTAATAAAGATTTACGAACCATTTATGCAATTGCTCCTAGAGAAAATGATCAGATTGATTTAAATTTTGCTGATGGTGTGTTCGGCGATTTGCCCAAGGGGCAATTCAGATTATTCTATAGACAGAGTAATGGAAAGTCTTATGTTATTAAACCTGAGCAAATGAGTGGTATTGTTATCCAAGTACCATACGTTAACGGGTCAAATCAAACTCACACGTTACAATTAACACTAAGTCTACAGTATACAGTTAGTAATAGTTCTGGACCGGAAACAAACGCCAGCATTCAAACTAAGGCTCCTCAAAATTATTACCTACAGAATAGAATGATTACCGGAGAAGATTATAATATTGCTCCGCTGACTGCAGGTTCTGATATATTAAAAATTAAGAGTGTCAACCGAGTAAGTAGCGGCCTAAGCAAATATTATGACATTTCAGATGTTACCGGCGGTTATAGTAAAACAAATATTTTTGCTGCCGATGGAATTTTGTATCAAGAAGAAACTGAAGAATATTTTGAGTTTGAATTTACTAGCAGAAATCAAGTGCTATCTGTTATTAAGAATACACTAGCCCCTGTTGTATTATCTAATGGCATTCGTTCTTTTTATATTGAAAAATATACAAATTTAGATTTAACTTCATTGGCGTTAACATGGAATGAAGTTAATAAAACACCTGGACAGAGTCGAGGCTATTTCTCAAATATTTCAGGAGTTATGGCAGTAGGTGAATACTCAGAACAAAATTTAAGATATGTTTCCCCGGGCGCACTAGTTAAATTTAATCCAACAACTGGCAAGTACTTTGACAGCAATAATAATCTAGTAACTGTTCCTACCTCAGGTATTATTCCGGCAGGCGGCAAAGACTACCTGTGGTCTATGGTATACCAAGTTATCGGTGATGGTGGCAACAGTGGAGTTGGTACATTAGATGACGGAACTGGTCCTGTAATATTTGCAAGTCGTGTTCCTCATGGAGCTGTACCAGTTGAGGTAGTACCTAAGTATATTCATACTTTAAATTATTCAATTGAAAATGAAATTGCAAATCTTTGTATGAGCCAAAGAAATTTTGGTTTAACAATATCGAGCGATGCCAGAACTTGGGATATAATTTTAAATTCTAATTTAAATTTAACTAATTCTTTTAGTTTAGATAACCAAGGTAACGTTAGCGATGCTGGATTAGATTCTAGCTGGATCATAGCTTTTGTTTGGACTGGAAAGAATTACAAAGTTCGTTATAGGAATTTGTTTTTTATATTTGAAAGTCAAGCTGAAACATCATTCTATATAGATACTGATTCTATTAACTATGATTTTACAAACAATTCTGTTATTAAAGATAGAGTTGATGTCTTATCAGTTAACCCAGAACCTAAGTCAACTCGTCAGTGGTATAGCGGAACAACTAATCCGTCTTCTGTATTAGGAGAGAATGGGGATTATTACATTAACATTGCTACTAATAATGCATTTAGAAAAGTATCAGGTGTTTGGTTATTAGGAAATAGTTTCTCAGGAAAACTAACTTCAGATTATTCTTGGCAAATTGATGGTCCAGTAGTTGAACCTGACGGATATGTGGAACCTAAAAAGGTTAAAGTAAGTTTTTATGATTATAATAATACTGGACAGCTTGCAGATCCGGACTCTTTTAAATCTATAGTCAACCCAGAATACGTTGATTCTACAACAGGATTCAAACAGAATTTTGTTTATTTTAAGAAATTAAGTGATGGGTTGCGATATACTCTTACTACAGGAATAATTCCTTTTAACACTGAAGACGATTTCTTCATTTATAAATCTACAAATTTAGTAGCAGACAACGATTTATTTTATTTTTACAGCTCAGATTTAAATGTTGTTAAGTACTGGTCTGAATTAACTCAAAAATTAATATATACTGATCAATATTTTGCTCGAGCAGGCAGATCGGATTTAAATTTCCACTATATACATAACAGTGGATCTGATAGACGTATTGACCCTAGTAAATCAAATATTATAGACATCTATGTATTGACTACTGGATATGATAATGAAATAAGAAGTTGGCTTGCTGGTAATTCTGCTAGACAACCATTACCACCGACTAGCAGTAGTTTAGAACAAAATTACTCTAGCAGTCTGGAACCAATTAAGGCAATCAGCGATGAAATTATTTTTCATTCTGTAAAATATAAAGTATTATTTGGAAGTAATGCTACTACTAGCTTACAAGCTAAATTTAAAGCAGTAAGAAATTCTGAAAAACCAACTACAGATAATGATTTAAAAACTAGAATACTAGTAGCAATTAATGAATTCTTTGCTTTAGAAAATTGGAATTTTGGACAATCGTTTTATTTTAGTGAATTGTCGGCTTATGTAATGAACCAACTAACCCCTGACATAACTAATTTTGTAGTCACTCCTAAAAGCGTTGGTAGTTTTGGTAGCTTGTACGAAGTTGCCTGTCTCTCAAATGAAATTTTTATCAATGGGGCAAATATTTCAGACATAGAAATAATTGATGCCATTACAGCATCGCAGATAAAATCAATATCAGCAATTGTAACAACCAGTGGAACCTAACATGGCGGATATTAAGAAATCAGTTAACCTACTACCAGAATATCTACGAACTGATAAAAATTCTAAATTTTTATCTAGTACAATTGATCAATTTATTCAAACTCCTCAAGTTGAAAGACTTGACGGTTTTGTTGGATCGAAGATAACGCCTAACTATAATCCTACTACAGATTTTTATCTTGATGAGTTATCTTCCTTAAGAAATAATTATAGTTTAGAGCCAGCATTAGTTTTTAAAGATGCAAATGATAACATCACTGATGTTGTTTCCTATGACGATTTAATTAACGAAATTAGAATACAAGGCGGAAAGAATTCTAATCTTGATTCAATTTTTAATTCAAAATTCTATTCATACGATCCATTAATTGATTGGGACAAGTTAATAAATTTTACAAACTATTATTGGTTGCCAACAGGTCCTGATGTTATTGCATTAGATGTATCTGAAACAGTTAACGACATTGTGGGCAATTCTTCCTATACAATGTCTAATGGATATGCGTTAAGCAATGGAATGAAGATTGAAATTGCAAGTGTTGTATACATAGTTGAAGGAGTAGGGTCTTCAATTAATTTAATTAACTACGCATTACTAGATTCTTATGACAGGACTGCTACAGTATTTGATGAAAAATTTGACAATGTAGAGTTTGACGAATTTCCATTTGATGGTGATAAAAAGTTACCATTGACTCCTGATTATACTACAATTAGCAGAGCCAGCGCTGACTTGAATCCATGGACACGTTACAACAGATGGTTCCATAAAGAAATCATTAGAGCTACATCTGAGATTAACAATGTTCCGGTGATCTATCCGTTAGAAGCAAGAGCTAAACGTCCTATTATCGAATTTAAGCCTAATCTACAATTATATAATTTTGGAAAAGCTGGAATTAAAAACATTGATTTAATTGATGATACTACAACTGATGCATTTGCTACAGTTGATGGTACCTACGGATACTATATTGACGGTGTGCTATTACAGCAAGGACATAGAGTAGTCTTTAACGTAGATACTGACATAGATGTTAGGGGCAAAGTATTTTCTGTTAATTTTGATCTAACAGGAGAAGTTCCTGTACTACGTCTTATTGGTGCTGATGATCTAATTCCAAATGATAGAGATTCCGTTAGTGTAAATTTAGGCACAGAGTATTACGGTACAAGTTGGTATTTTAATGTTGCTACTAGCAAATGGTTATATGCTCAACAACATACCAAGGTAAATCAACCACCGCTGTTTGATCTCTTCACTAACAACGGTACTAGCTATACAGATATTTCTGAAGCAAACAGTTTTACAGGAAATCAAATTTTTGGATACGAACTAGGTTCTGGCGCAAACGATCAAATTTTAGGATTCCCATTAAAATATCAAAACAATATTGGCGCCGGTAGCTACCTATTTAAAAATTATTTTATGTCAGAGTCAATTACTTTGATTGATAATAATTTAAGTAAGACTATCTCAACTTCTATTACCTATTTAAAACTAGATGACAATTTAGTTAATGTTTGGGCCGAATCTGTAAATTATAAAATACCAGTATTAGAAATACAAACAATTACTACTGATACAAATACAATTACCGTAACCTGTTTAGATTCTCCGGTAGATACTAATCTAGTAGCGTCAGTTTATGTAAACAATGTGAAAATTACATCAAC